TCAGTGGCTGATATTAGAAGTGAATTATTTGAAGGTGATAATGTTGTTGTTGGAAAAACAGATTATGGACAAAGTCAATTAAAATCAGGTCCTTTTAAGAAAGATGATTAATTCTACCTTTTCTACCTTTAGGAAAGGTAGAGCCAAATATATATACCTTTTCTACCTTTAAGAAAGGTAGAGCCAAATATATATACTTTTAGGGAATATACTTTTGAGAAAAGTATAGCAAAAGTAATATTATTAAGTAATGCTTAAAAATAAAATTTATAATTTGTATAATTTAAAATAAATTATAAATTTGTGTTGGGATTTTGCTATACTTTTGCTATACTTTTCCTAAAAGTATATATTATATTTTGCTATACTTTTCCTAAAAGTATATTTCTTAAAAGTATATAATATATGGGTAAATATGGTTTTTTAGCAACAACTTCTTTAATGTTTAATGTAATTTCCTTTTTAACACTTATAATAAAAATTCATAAAACAAAAATAACGGCTAGTTTTAATTGGTTATATCTTTTAGGTAATGTAATCGCGCAAATTTTACTTATTATTTATGGTATTGTAAATAATGCTCCTGAAATATATGTGCCTACTATTTTATTAATATTTGGATTGTTATATATTGTTTATATTAAATTTATATACCATTATGATGATGAAACTGACTTGTAATATGTAAAAGCGCTTTACCATTTGCTCTTTTTAACTGCTATTTTGGGTCCTTGACCGCGTTTTTTCACATTATTTGGGTCATATTGTTCTCCATCGTCATCATCATCATTTATTGTTTTTGATAATTCCCAGAATTCTTTTGAACCTAATCTGAAGTCGTTATGCGCATCTGCTTTATACCAAAACACTTGGTCTTGTAATTTGTTTGATTTGGAGTTGTTATTTATAACTAAACATTCGAAATTTTCAGTGCATTGATCCATTACCTGACAAAAGGATTCAAATGTTGGAAACATACCAGCATAATTTTCATAAATACGTTTTCGGTTTGCTATATATGGTTCTCTTAAAATAAACACATAATCAATGTTAGTTCTTAGTGTGGGAGGTATACCTAATGGATATTGCATTGTAATTAGTAACATAACCTTCCAATGTCTCAATAATACCATTTTCATTTAGAAATTTCCTTCTAAAATCATTAAATTTATGCTTTTTAAATGGGCATAACATTCTCTCGAATGGGTTTAGACTATATCTTAAGGTATCATCAAAGTTGGTTAAACTTTTCAACCCCACGGGCATTTAGTCGTTGAACTACCACCATATTCTTACCTTAACGAACTTAGGTGACGAGCTGCGGATTATCTCTATTTTATACCTTTTTACTTTACCTTATGCAGTTAACATAAGCCATTAATATATTTCTATATTAATTTAGTAGCATAAACTTTCAAAGAACTCAAATGAATTCTTAATTAAGACGTTCCCGCAATTTGGACGTGTTGCTCAATATAAAAAGTTATTGAACTAGCCATTTTTTTGAAATGACTACGGCAAACATTTTACCGTTCATAAATAGGAGCCTCATCATTTTATCACGAGCCCACGTATTATCATAAAGACAATCATCTAAAATGACGAAAGTTCTTGGATCAATTGTGCTGCGTTTAAATGTCTCCATTTCTTTTTTGATTTGTTTTAAAACCCCTCTTTGACGCTTCAAAATATTTTCAATAATTGCTGTATTATATTCATTATGAATAAATAATTTTGGAACCATTTTACCATAAAAACCGTTACCTTCTTCTGTTCCCGATATAACTGTTCCTATAGGAATATCTTGATGGTAATATAATAGATCTCTAACTAAAAAAGATTTACCTGTATCACGACGACCTATTAATACAACAACTGGTCCTTTAGATTCATTAGGCTTAAAACTAATATTTTTCATATCAAACCGTTTTAATTCTAAATTCATATAATATATTGCACATAATTATTTAATAATATTTTACGAATGTTATTAATTTACGAATATTATTAATTTACGAATGTTATTAATTTACGAATGTTATTAAAATATCAAACATTAAGGATTATTGAAATAATAAGTTAAATATAACTTAAATTAATATTTTTATTAGCTAATGACAATTTCTGTAAATTATCAAAAACGAAAGAATGTTAACTTATTTAATAAGTTTCAAACTAACAAAAATATTAATTTAAGCAATATTCAAAATTATATTCCTATATATGATAAATTCTTTTTATTAAATAATACTAATTGGAATTCCATTAATTTAAATAACCAATGGTCTATATTTGATATTAAAGAAACAAAAAATAAAGATTATGATAATGAACACATATTTAATTGCAAACTTAAAAATATTTCTGATGTTAATGGAGAAGATATTGATAATACACAACAAGTTTTCATTAAAATGGCCCCATTATTAGATCCTTTTAAATACTTAGTTGGAAAATATAATTATAATGATCCTAATTTATTTAATTTACCGTCATTTGACAAATCAACCAAAGTTCATCCGAAAATTTCTGACCCAAATAATTCTTCATTTATTGACGGTTTTTTTTCCTTTTTAACGAGCAAAGTTCTTTATGAACATAAATTTATCCACGGTCTGGATTATTACGGTTCATTTTTAGCAATTAAAAATAACTATAAAATTAATATTATTGACGACCTTGATTATTTAATCCAATCTGAATTTTTTATTAAACATAAAGGTGTATTATTTAATGTTGAAGATTATTCGCATTTAGTTTGTAATGATGAAATTAAACAATTACAACCATTGAACATTTCTACAAGTTTAAAATCAAACTTATCTATTGCATCACTTGATGATAATATATTTGAAAACATTTTCGATAATGAACAATTATTATCTCTTAATGATATTAAAAATGTGGGAGTTGATTTAATTGATATTACAAATTCATCTTGTTTTGATGTAACAAATCAACATAAATCCGAAAGTTTAAAATCGGGGTCAACATGTTCATCAAGAACATCTCATACACAAGACGATGAAACTGAAGATTTTGAAGAATTAGAAGACTTTATTAAAGACACCAAATATGATGATGATGATGAAGTGCTAGACTCAGATTTAGGTTCAGTGTCAGATTCAGATTCATCCACAATTGAAGAAGAAACTATTTTTTTAACAATCCCTAAATTTCCTGTTCAAGTTATATGTATGGAAAATTGTGAAAATACTTTTGATGACTTAATTATCAATAACACTTTGTCAAATGATGAATTGTTCTCAGCCTTAATGCAAATTATTATGATGCTGATTACTTATCAAAAAATGTTTGCTTTTACTCATAATGATTTACATACTAACAACATAATGTATATTCCTACGAATAAAAAATTTATCTATTACACTTATAATAAAAAAAGTTATAAAGTGCCAACATTTGGAAAAATATATAAATTAATCGATTTTGGGCGTGCAATATATAAATTTAATGGTAAGATATTTTGCAGTGATAGTTTTCAAATAGGAGGCGATGCAGCAACTCAATATAATACTGAACCTTATTTTAACGATAAAAAACCACGACTTGAACCCAATTTTAGTTTTGATTTATGTAGGTTAGCTTGTTCCATTTTTGACTATGTGGTTGATGATTTTACAATGATTAAAAATATTGAGGATTGTTCGCCATTTGTTAAACTAATTATAGAGTGGTGTATTGATGATAATGGTATGAATATATTATATAAAAATAACGGGGATGAACGTTATCCGGATTTTAAATTATATAAAATGATTACACGTTGTGTTCATAATCATACTCCTCAATCTCAATTAGAACGCAATGAATTTAGTAAATACTTGGTGTCATTTAAAAATATTTCTAAAAATGAAACTATCATTAATATTGATGAATTCCCATCCTATTGTTAGTTTGTTAGTTTGTTAGTTTGTTAGTTAATCGTGCAAAAGAATATAATTATTATAAAAATATTATTATCTATATTTATAATAATATTATGTCAAACTATGGATTTATTATTACACGACATGTTAATTCAGAAATAACAAATAAATATTGGAATCAATCAGTTAAACTTATTAGAAGTATGTATCCTTTAAGACAAATTGTTATTATTGATGATAATAGTAATCAAGCGTTTGTTAAATCTGAGTTTGATTATAAAAACTTGACAATTATCCAATCCGAATTTCCACAAAGAGGAGAACTCTTACCATATTATTATTATTTAAAATATAAATGGTTTCCTAATGCTGTTATTATACACGATAGTTTATTTATTCATAAAAAGATATTATTTGACAAATTTTCACTCCCTGTATTACCATTATGGCATCATAACTATGACAAAGAAAATATACATAATATTTTACGTATTACTTCTGGTTTAAAAAATAATAGTGTATTAATTAAAAAAATACATAAAAAAGAAGAAGTAGTTATTAACTTAGGATTTTCGGATGATAAGTTTAATTTATGTTTTGGTGGTCAGTGTTTTATAAAATTGGGATTTTTAGAAAGAATAGAACATAAATATGGAATAAGTAATTTAGTTAATTTTATACATAATAGAACTGATCGATGTTCATTAGAGAGAATTTTAGGTTTATTGTTTTGTCAAGAATATCCAAGATTACTAAAAATAAATTCATTATTTGGTGATATAATGAAATCTCCTAGAGCATTTAATTATAATTATAATGATTATGATAATGACATAAAACAAAACAAAATTATAAATCCATTTATCAAAGTATGGACTGGACGTTAAAGTATGGACTACTTGTTGTTAAAATGGCGGATTATCTGTAAATGCCAATGGAGTTGCACTTATATCAATATCATTAATGACCGGCTTTAATTGATCTATAACAAACCAACCAAGTATAGAACTTATATAAACTAACAAAGAATCTCTAATTAAAATTTTAAGAGGCTTAGGCTCTTTATCAACATATTGCATTTCTAAGAATTTCGCAATAAAAAAAATAACAGATATTATTCCTGCTGCTAAAAATATATTGTCCATATTACTATATATTTTTAGATTTCTTATTAAATAACGCATTAATCCACCTTTAAAAAGGTGGAGCCAAAATACTTGATTTATCCACATTTAAAAAGGTGGAACCAAATGCTTTATAATCTTTTGTTTAAAATGGGGGCGTGCGGGGGGTATCCTCCGCAATTTATGTTAAAATTTCTATATCATCAAACAAAAGATCTGTATCCAATTTTATTTCTTCGGGATTAATTACTTGAATATCTAAACTATTTAAAGATATATCTTCATTAGAGATGTTTAGCTTTTCATCATCTTCTTCCTCTTCTATTTTTCTTTGAATATTTCTTAATGCACTTATTTCTTCAAGTCGTTCAATTGTTTTTGGTGCTTCTATTAATTCTTCTTTACCATTTTTACTAATAGCTGAATCAACATCATTGAATTTTAAACTAACATTGTTCTCCCCTTTTCCTTCGAATATTGCCTGTTTTTCAGACGCTATTGGATTATCAAAAAGTTGTTCTTTAATTTCTTCAATCACATCTTCTTCAACCGTTTCATCCATATATGCCTTTAATATACTTTCAAGAGGAATACTATCTCTTACTGCGTTTAAAATACATTCCTGAATAATTAATTCTAATTCTCTGTTATTTTTTTGAATTTGAAGAGGTTGGCATTTTAATTCAAAAAGATAAACATTTTGATACATCTTTCTCGCGACATTTATATAACATTTATGAATAAAATCGTCTAGCTTTGGTATATTAATATCAATTTTCTTCTGTTTTTTCCCAACACGCATTGCTGTTAGTAATTTAAGTTGAATAATATGTATACACGTTACTAATTCTTCTAAATAAGAACATCCACTTCTATCAATAATCCGTTTTCTTTCAGTTTCGATAATAGTGCTATTCCATTTAGGAATTCTTGTAATAAAGTTTTGAAAAGTCATTAGATATTTTTCAGTTTCATTATTATCAATACAAAGCTTATATGATTCATCAAATATAGATTTAAAGCCTTCAATTATTAATGGCGTCAGAATGGTAAGTAAACGTGCTCCCCACTCGTTTTTTGATTCGTGTAACGAACTAACATTAAAGTCATCCATAATGTAAATATAATATTAAATATTTTCATTATTTAAACTAATTTCTTAATACTTTTAAATACTTTTAAAAACATTTTTAAAAATACTTATATAAATGATAAATCTTATATAAATGTCATATTTTCTAAACACATTTTACTATCAATAAATGTAAAATTCATTATAAACATTATTAATAATTTTTCATTTCTAAATTCCTTTCTAATTTTATTGAATGCGATTAATAATTCACATCTTTTATTATCATCTAACCCAAAATGCCCCTCTTCAATTAACCTTATTATATCTAATGCATTATATGCTTTTTCACATATTTTAGTTACAAACATTTGCAATTTTTCAATAGTAATTGTTTCTTTAATTGATTTATTGATCTCTTTTCTTAACCATTCATCCCTTTGATTTTTAATGTCTGTTAGTTTAAATGTCTCTTCAAGATTGTATTTATATAAATTTATTTGTTTACCTTTATATTCCGGTTCTGATATATATATCTCACAAAAACGTGATAATATGGGTTTTAAAAGTTTATATTTATCTTCTACGATAATAAAAAAACGAGTATTGTGACTAAATAATTCAATACACCGCCGTAACGCCGATTGAGCATCCATTGTTAGTTTGTCACCATTAAATAAAACAATGCTTTTAAAAGTATTACCTTCATTTGAATAAATATGTGTTTTGGCAAAAAATTTCAACTCTTCTCTAATAAACTTAATACCTTTACCGTGAGCACAATTTACATACATCACAAAATTCTTTATTTTTTCACGGTTTCCATCATATATTAATGAAATAAACTCATTCACAATTGTGCTTTTGCCTGACCCACTTGGACCATTAAATATAATATTTGGTATTTTATGGTTTGAATGAAAATATTTTAATTTTTCCTTTATATTTTGATGAATCTCTAGTAGTGTCATATTAAGTTAACTAATATTATTAGAGCGTTTTTATATTTAAATATTACGTATTATTATAGATTGTTCGATTGTTCATATCATTACATAGTAATACTTTGGTTTACACTATTAGGGATTAAGATGTAATATTAAAAGTCTATAAAAATAACCTACATCGATGTAAATATGTATTTTAATGAATATAATTATTTTTTTTGTAATATTTTTTTTGTATTATTATTTTATAATGGATCTAACAATTGATGATACCAGCAAACTGCTCCCAAGTGTTGATTTTTCAGAATTGTCTAATGTTACTTTATATCAGCTTGTCAATAATTTGTTAAGACAAAATCAAAACAAATTAGATAATTTTACAGTTAAAATTAGTCCAGAATTAAAATCAATTATATTAACACTATGTCAATCAAATCCAAATCTTTTTTTTGAAGCAGAAGATTCTCTTGGTAAAATTATTGAAGATGGTAAAATCGATTCAAAGGATGTTCCGGAACTAATTAATTTAATAAATCTCATACATAAAACAATCAATAAAAATAAATCAATTCCAGCTTCAATGGATAAGAAAGAATTTATTAAAAAATTCGTTCATATTTTATTAATATTATTTATTAAAAAGAAAGGAATTGTCAATGAAAGTTTATCATTGTGTGCTGTAGATATTATTGAGTCAGCTATGAACTTATTAAATACTAATGTGGTTAAGCGCTCAAAATGGTCCATACAAAAAATAATTAATATATTAAAACCCGTAAAATATATGATATAATACACTTAAAATCATATTATATATTTTTATCTTTATTTATATTTAAATTATAGTATTAATTAATTTATTATGCCACATTTGTTAAACTGTGTGTATATGGATTATTTTTAAATGCGTCCAGTATATCCGGATTAATACGGTCACAACCAATACAATTATCCATATATTGAGGGACCTGCGCCATTTTTCCAAATGTTTGAACCGAAGGACCATTTGGTATAACCGCCTGAGGAGCCCACAGTCTATTATTATCACGGTCCGAATCTAATTTCGACATTGACATATTCATTTGTGAATTATAATGTTTTGCATTACCTTGATTCACACGTCCCACAATACTTTTCTCTTTGGCTTCACTGTTTGTCTGTCTGTAAACCGAATCATATTGTCGGGAACCGTGTTTAGATGACATACCCATAAAATTATTATGATTAACGGTGTCTCTTTGACAATCAAACGATTGTTGTTCTGAAACTAAATAAGCCGCATTCTCGGTTTGATTTCCAATAAAACTATTCGGTTGAAATAACGTGGTTTCCTTAACAGTTGTATTTGGAACATCACCTGGCGTCAATACATAATTACTTGGTGTTTCACCTACAATATTACCAAAAATGCGCATATTACAAGAGTATTCTTCTTTTCTTGACGGTTTTAATATATCCATAATCGGAGCAATCACTGCACCAACCGCTTTTGAAAATCCCGACCCAAATGTATTAGCGTGTTGATTTACCGAACGGTTATTTTCATAATTTGTATGACTAGTATGACGATTATCAATTGCTTTATGTTCTAATGGAGCACTTCTTGAACCAGAATGTCCTACATCAAATCCTTCTAATTGTGTTCTTTTCGATTCTTCGTGTGTTGTAGGGACATAACTGGCGGTCTTAAGCACCGCATTAGGAGTTCCGTGTTGATAGTTACTTGTTTCATTTCTTGTTGACGGTTTTACAATAAAATCAGGAACCAATTGTCCCGCTTTTTCAGCACCAGTAGTAGTTAACCAACGATCTTGTGTATTTATGAAAAATGTGTCCGGTCTATACTTCTCGATTTTTCCTTCTAATCCCACATTTTTAATAACAGATTGCGCAGGACCTTGTAATCCGTTCAAATCATATTCTTGTTTTGGATTGGTTGAAACACGAAGTTCGTCAACCGTTTTTGGTAACCATTTATCACGTGCTTCCATTCCAGAATTAAACCCGAGACTTCCATCTGTTGAATATCCTTTGTCTAAACCTGGACCAACCCGGATTGATTCAAATGGTTTAACCATATTGTTTTTATTTACTGGATTTTGTCGTGATTGATAAAAATCACTCATTATTGGCATCCCGTGTGTCCACTGCACATTGTCTTGAGGTTTAAATAGAGGTGCTTGTTCAATTTTTTTAATAATTTGAGAACCATTACCAACATAATTATCTAAAATTGTTTCAGCATTATTATTATTATATATTTGTCCTTTTGGTTTACCTCCATTAAAAGGAACCATATTATTATGTGTAAACATTTTTGTATCCATATAATTCCCTGTTAAAGAATACAATTGTTGAATATTATTGCTAATTGGTGTGCCATCAATTTCTTTTTGTTGATATGCATTTTGGTTAAAATACTTATCTGTTGCTGTATTTGGATTGGGATATTCTTGAACATTGTCTATAAGTTCTTTATTGTTCATAATTGGATAATTCTGCGGAGGAATGTTTGTATTTGGAAGATAATTGCTAAATTTCGAGTCTGGCGTTTTTTCTTGTAAGTTAGTTCTAATTCCCATATTATTAAATGCTTCGCTCTTTCTTTTTAATCCTTCTTTATTTTTGGTTTGGTTAGAAATAACATACATTCCACCTAATGCAACTAATGGTATAGCTAATTCCATATTATTATATACATATAAAACATTTTAATTATAAAACATTTTAATTATAAAAAAGATTTGTGTGCATTTTTATATAATTACATTTTTCTACAATCACTTTTACAAATATTTGTTCCCGCACTATTTTGACCTTTATATTGAACATTATAAACATCGGACGGAACTGTGTAAAATTGGTTATTTTCGGGAACACAATCATATTCCCTTTTAAAACTATCTTTTTCTAAAATTCTTGAACTTGTATTATTTTGAAATGACATTTCAGTGTTTGCTTGCGGATTTCTCGGTAAAATATATGCGTGATTTTGTTGTAAATCCCTTGCTGTCCACGCCGGCATTATTGCTCTACTTTGTTCGGTTGTTAGTGTCTCGCAAACAGGATAATCTATTGGTGATGCATATACGGTTTGACGTTTAAACTTTGACTGGTCAATACAATCCCTTGATAGTTGGCGATCTATTCCTAAAAGTGAACTTTGAATATCTATACTATGTGTCCATAAATTGCCTCCCCATTTTTGAGGAATTATATGAGGGTCTAACATAA